AACCGGGTTTGATACCTTTAGACGTAAGCGCATGTACCGACAGCATGAGAGGGAGGCCGATGGAAACTAGTCGGGATTTGAAAGCAGAGTCTCTTGTTCGGGAAAAGTCTCTTGTCGAACCGGGTCACTTCGGAGACTCTAAGGACAATATTGTAGTTATCAAAAACTTTGTGTCTCCTTTAGATTTGGAGCATATGGCAGCCTTCCTCTCTCATTTGAATAAATTCGATAATCCGATGGAAACCGAATACGATGAAGATGGTGTTTGCATCTATGATGCTTCATACTGGTGGGATCGTGTTTGCATGTCTGACACTCTCAAAGGGGTCAATCCTTTCATCTGGGAAATGGTTTATGGGTACGTTGAAAAAATGAGAGGAGTGATAGAGGACAAGTTCGGGGTGTCTTGTTATTCAAGAAATCCCTGCCTTGTCAGATGGCTGCCCGGTTTGGAACAAGCGCCACATGCAGATAAGCAGTTAAATGATGGGTCACCGAATCCGTTCCTCACCTATGACATAAACAGTATTATCTATTGGAACGACGAATTTGAGGGTGGACAGTTTTATTACCCGGAACACGGTATAGAACTTGAGATAGAGCCGGGAATGGCGGTAGCCCATCCGGGGGATATACACTACCTACACGGCATTAAGACCGTGACCTCTGGTGAGAGATGGACCACACCAGCGTTTTATACGATCACCGATTTGCACACAGGAGAATAATATGGAATACGCAGGATACGTCTGCCATCCCGCTTCTGGGATTGCCCTCTACAAGAAGGTCTGGCCGGAAGACTCCAACTTTGTGGAGAGGTTGGAGGACTGTATCGGGGACAGTGAAGATGCGTATTACTCATGGAAGAAAGCCCTCGTCGGTGACATGGAAGAGATGCCCGACTACCGGGATTGCTCCGACTTCAAGATGCGTGCTTCCGATCTAGAAACTTGCCCGGAAAAGTTTTCGGCTGCGGCTGCGGTCTATGACGAAGTAATAACAGGAATACGAGAGTGCGTGAAGCATTACGCAGGCTGTTACAACCTTCAACTAGATTTTGAGGAAGCAACCAACTTCGTTCGATACTATGAGGGGCAGCACTTCTCTGTCCACGCCGATCACGGCTTCTCCTACGTTGCCACAGTATCGGCTATCGGTTACATCAACGACGGTTACGGGGGAGGGGAGTATCACATGCCCCATCAGAACATGAACTTTTTGCCCGAGTTCGGTGATGTGCTGGTACACCCGTCAACCTTCGTTTATGCCCACGCCTCCCTGCCCGTGACAAGCGGTACAAAGTATTCGGTAGTCACGATGTATGACTACAACGACCGCAATCACCAAGATTCCAGTCCGCCGCAGTACGAAGCGCCGACCTTCACGGAAACTGATCAGATCGTGATTGCGACACCATTTCACGCATGAAAGTAACTCTTACTCGCGCTCACGATAATCCACCACCGGTTCGGCAGGCGTTGCCGAGACGCGACTGGATGGACGATACTTACAAAAAACATGCGTATAAGTGCTTACCTATGACATCGGCCAACATAAACGGCTGGGAGTTGGTGTTGCAGCAAGATGTAGTCGTTCAGGTAGATGCCCCTGAATACGGATCTGGATTCCATGGAACAGTGCCAAGAGTATTGAGCGGAGAAACGATTACCCACACGCACAGTGGAGGAGGCACCTACGCTCGCCCTGTAGTTTCTCCCAGCATTATCAATATCATCTCTTTTGATACTGGTTGGTCTATGAAGACGCCGGAGGGTGTAAGCACATGGATCACGGGTACGCCTAACTATTTTGTTGACGGTGCGGTTCCGTTGACGGCCTCTATCCCTACTGGCTGGTGGCCTGATCAGTGGAACATGAACTGGCTGATAACAAAGTTTGATACCCCGGTGGTTTTCCCCAAAGGGATGCCTTTCATGTTCTTTCAGTTCTACCACGATGACCTGTTGCCGTCGGTGGAGTTCACCGTTGGGGATATGGGTGATGACCCAGAGTTGAGAAATGAGCGAGCCGCTTATGGGGCGGCTAAGGCCCAGAAGGAGATAGATGAACCGTGGGTGTGGGAGGGGGGGATACGCACTGGTTTGAACGAAAAAGATGAACGTATCGGCCCAGCGTATGGGGGGCATCCGATTTTAGCGGACACCACTAGTGGCTGTCCGGTTCAGCCAAAGGATAAGTTATGAGTGTTACTTGGAGAGACGGCGATCATATTCCGTGGGTGTACACGAAGGGTCTTTACGGTGACTCACTGTTTGAGCAATATGAAGGGAAAATGCTTTTAGTTATTTTTGGGTTGGGAACTCCGGAGTTGACTGCCCTGTGTCAACGGTTGCAGGATTTGGGGGAAGATTTCCAGTGGACGAATGCTTCTTGGGGATCCACTAAATGGAATAGGATGGAGCCGTATCGTCGGATGCACGATACCGGTCAAGCCTTCATCTTCAGTCGCAATGGTACTTTGATATATACATTGAACGAGGAAGAGGACTTCGGTAGTCAAGAAGGGACGCTACGGAAGATATTTGAGGTTCCTGAAGAACTGCGTCACATTGGCAACGAATGGCATTATCCGGATTGGCGTGGCACGGGAGCAGGTGGTTATCTGAAAGGTAACAGGCCGCTCACTAGGGATCATTTATATCCAGAAGTCACGGATGATGATGCTGAGTCCTATGAGGCACTGCTTCAGGCGATCTTGGATTATGTGTGTGCTGCTATGTATGGGATGGATGATGATCTGAGAGAGTCTTTTTTGACGGACACTTTGGAAAGTCTAAATATATTGCATGATCGCAAATCGCATTTGCGGTATTGGGATGCTTGAACTTGTGATAGATCTCTCGTTGATAGGTCTTTACGAATGAGTTTAGGATTTGGGGATACATGGCAACCCAAGGGCGGCAGGGGAGAGCATTTGGGTGGAGGGGTGGTCTTATACAGGGAACACATCTCAACGGACTGGGATCTTCTCAGAGCCTTCTCAGAGGAGGCTGCTGCTAAGGAGAGGGACACGATGTATGTCCCCGGTAAAGATCCAATCGGCGGTGAGGACGGCTACATAAATCGCAATGGGTATTTCTTTCCAACAGAATCAATAGAAGTGATGCCTCAACATTGTGCTTATGTGCAGGCGGATGCCAGACCCAAGATACGGGAAGTTCTCAAGGATTTAGAGGATGCCAAGGACGATTGCTTGTGGGATTACTTGCATCTTTTTCCCATAGCGGGCATGTCTATTTGGTGGAAGATCAAAAGCCACATCTTGGTGTATTCAAAAGGTGGCTACTTGGGAATGCACGCCGACACCAGCACCGACTACGCCTACGGTTCACCCACTCCGACAGATCAGATCGCTACCAGAACCGTGGTTTCAACTATTGCTTTTTTCAACGATCATGTAGAAACCGAGAAAGAATTGGATGGGACCAACTTTACAGGGGGAGTCGTCCATTTCGGATACTTGGACATTCAGTACAAGCCCTCCAAGGGTGATCTGTTGATTTTCCCGTCTAACTACATGGCTGCCCACGCTGTTTCTTTGGTGAGCGGGGGTCCGAGATATAGTCATGTTGGATGGTATTGTCAGGGAACTCCAAACCCGGAAGTGAACGAGATGGCCGTAGATCCATCCGTTGATCCTGAAGGTGCTATGATATCGACAAACGTATTTATGGAAAGTGGGTACAACCTTGAGCATCCCCCCAGTTAAAGTTGGAATACTGCACCCCGGAAGCATGGCTACAGCCGTGGGTAATGTGTTTAAGAGTGTCGGGCATGAGGTGTTCGTCGCTACCGATGGTCGCTCTGACGAAACTAAAGAGCGGGGGCAGGCATTTGAAGATGTTGGAACCATTCAGAAATTGGTGGATGAAGTAGATGTGATCTTGTGTCTTTGTGGCGGAATGGGCGTGTTCGCTGTCTACGGTTTAGACACCGCAGGTGAAGTCGTTGAATTTCCAGTGGCGAAAGAAGTCTTGGAGGCTGGCTTCAAAGGCATTTATGTTGATTGCAACAGTATTATTTCTGATCCTGCTCAGGCCCGTTGGGAAGTCGCTCTGGCTGATTATGTGAATTCAAATGGAGCGTCCTATGTGTCGGGTTCTCTTTATGGGTATCCAGATCGGGATGGCCGTGTGTTGTTTGTGAACGGTGATTCTGCTGAGGATGTTGTAGCGATGTTACCAGAAGGTAATGCGTTGCTTATTGAGCAGGTGGAAGGTGACGCAAAGGCATACAAGCGTCGAATGACAGAAGAGAACGCTCCTTCCGAAAAGGATCTTGAAAACTACTCACGAACCGATGATAGTTTTATAGCGAAAAATGGCTGATTCAGTCATCAAGCACAAGGCGGGGTTGGTTGTCTTTCCAGATGCCGCTGAAATAGATCAAGAGTTTTTAGACGGTTGGGTGGAACGGCGCAGTGGTTTTATAGGAAACACTGACCGTCGTTTGAAAACGACTGAAGAGTATACGATTGATGAGGATGGCAACTACGTCAATCGTGGGGGGTACAAGTTCACTCCTGAACAGTTCAACACGACTCCGTTACGTCTTGTTGGGTTGTTGTACGACGCAGAGGCAGAAGATAAAGCCTTTGTCGAATATTTAAATTCGGTTATGGCTTCGTGTTTAGAAGAGTACATGGTGATGTATCCGGAGGTTAGTGTTTCGATCTGGTATAGAACCCCTAGTCACGCTGCTATTTATTCTGAGGGACATTCGCTGGGACCGCATTCCGATCAGGCCGTGGAACGCGGTGATACCTCATGGGGGTATGGTCCGGCGGATGAGAATGACAAGCCTGTAAACGAGTTCCCGACCAAGACTGTTGTAACTGGTTCCATAATTTTAAGAGATACTGCTGAAGGTGGAGCGATGTACTTTCCCCATGCAGAGTATAAAGAAAAGTTCCCGGTTGGAACGGCGGTATTTTATCCGTCTTCCTACATCGGTTCCCATTCGGTGGAAATGATTACTGATGGGGAACGTATTTCTTATCTACAGTTCTATTGCCAAGGCACACCTACAGATGGACAGAGTAAGCACAACGTTGACGCATGGCGCAACAGGGGAGGGCAGTGGGTTCCCCCTATGCATGGTTCAGATGGAGCGCCGAGCAGCCAAATCAGCGAGTTGACAGCACCGAACAAGTAGCGGTAACCCAAGAGGCGGTGTCCCACACATATCCACTGTTGGGATCCGTCCATTGGAATTCATAGAGACTGCCGTTGAGGCCAGTGTCCATGCCCTGCGCTCTGATTTCTTCTGGTATGCCATTGGTTCCCAGCAATTCGGAAGAGGGATAAACTTCCTGCACTATTTCAAGTAGTCGATTTCCGTATGAATTCCATTTATGATCAGAATGAGGTAGTGCCAGTTTGCCAAACCGGCTCGTTTCCCTCCGCACCGCGGCCGCATCTCTTAAACGTCGGTCATCTTCCAATACCAGTTCGCTAAATAGGTGTTCTATTACAGTTTCCGTAGACCGTGGTTTTTCAACGTTTCCGTTCATCGGGGGTTCGATATACCAGTTATGGGGGGGAGCACCTGCGCCCAACGCACCATGATTATTAAGGCCCACAAAACTTCGCACTAATGTGTTTACATCAGGACAAATAATAAGTAGTTGACCGCCAGTCTTGGTTATACGTCGAATCTCATGCAAAAATGGGGGCACCTCCTCCAACCAAATGTGCTCCAATACATGAGATAGTAATACTTGATCGAACGTGTCGTTCTCCCATGGCAGGGGATTATTGGTAGTCTTTGAAGATAAGGCACCTTCCCACAGGGGTTCTTCTGACATCGGTAACAATACGTCGGGATTCAATTCCTCTCTAATGTCTGCGTTGATCCATCCTTCTGGTTGATGGAAGTTGCAGCCGAGGTTCAGTTTCATTTCAACTTCCTCTGACTAAGTTCTGTTTTACAACATCTTCGTGGGAGTACGCCTTCTCAAGTCCGGCTTCCCCTTCTAGCGATCTGTTTTGAAACACCGGGTTGACGGAACTAGTTGCCGTTTTGTCCATATTGCCTTGCTGTGTCCAGTGTGCGTACTTAGCGTAATCTTCGTAGATACTCATTAGCCAATGCGGCTCGCACCATGCCTGTATTTCGTCGGGTTCAAACACTTCGACCATTACCTCTGGCGATGGGCTTCCGTGTGACATGAACTCTAGATAGGAGTACCGGGTGCCTTCGATTACCGTGTTGACTCCGTGCGCTCCCATGAAGTTGGCTGGGAAGATCAAAACGTCACCTGTTTGTCCTTGGTGTTCAATATCTTGATAGGGGAAGATGATTTCCCCTCCGAGATAGTTGGTGCCGTCCAATTCTTCGGGATCTTTAATGCCGTTGTTCAAGTACAAGATGATGGCGAGTGTCTGGCGAGAGCCGTTCTGTGCGTGAGGAATAAATCGTTGTCCTTCCATCACCCTGTAGTTGGCATCGTTGTCGTTGTGTACCCCCAAGAAACTGCCCGGATCGTAATGTAGAACGTGTCCCCTTGAACGCCACCAGATAGTGCCCAGAACAAGAGGGAACATGTCTATGTATCTGATTAGGCATTTGTAGATGGCCGCTTCGTAACGTTGAAAGGTGTCAACGATGTTTTCAGGGGTGTCGTGTTTGACTGGCTGCAACAGACGAGTCGGCACCATCTTGACTTGTTCAAGTGAGAATTTGTTGCGATCAATGTTCAGGGCGTAAGTGTTTCCGGCCTCGTCTGTTTCATAAGTCCAGTTCTGCTCAAAGGCTTCGGATGCGTTGTCATCAACCCAAGATAAGAACGATGGGTCCACCGTGCAGGTATTACTGAATCTGACTACACCTCCACCAAGATGATCTGCTTCTAGATTCTTAATCTCTTTTAAGGCATCATCCGTTATGTCAGGAGTGGAAGCATCAAATATGTTCATAGGGCATCAATGGGCCTTGGGGATCGGATTCGACAGGTCGCAGTAATGGATTGATCTCACCGTTGGGCGGTCCTTCACTTGTGGCGTTCCACCTTGAATGTGGGGATTGGGTAAATCGTTCCCAATCCTGATGAAGCCACGGTAGGTAGATGGCTTGACACCAATGTCCAGAATCTGATTCATAAATCGGGATCAAAGGAGAAGGTTCGTCTGCATGTATTCCTTGACCAAACACAGATTGATAGTTGTATCTGATGCCACTAGTGATATCTCGTACACCATGTGAACCAACGTAGTTCGCTGGGAAGAACAGGATGTCTCCGGTACGCGGCTTGTAAGTAAGATTGTTAAGGAACGGAAACCACATCTCCCCGCCCGTGAAATTGGTTCCGTCTAGTTCTTCTTCGGTATCCACACAATCGTTGTAATAGGTGATGGTGGAGAGAACTTGGAAGATGGCTTCAGGACGATCAGTTTCGTACCGCTGTCCGTCTCTGGTTTTGCGACTAGTGTCGTTATCACTGTGCATCCCGATTGCTCCGTTGGGATAATACTTGAGAACGTTGCCCCGAAACCTCCACCATAGAGAGTTGAGGACATGGGTGTACATGTCTATGTACTTCATTAGACACAGATATATTTGATTCTCGTTCTCATAAAAGAACTCCGCAATGTCTTCAGGAGTTTCATCCATGACGGGTTTGCCGTCGCCAAATCCACCAAGTCGATACGGATTTCTATAATAGGTTTCTACCGGATGCTTTCTGCCCTCTAGGTCTTCACACCACTGCTCGCCATTTTCTTCTTTGAGAAATATTCCCGGCGTTGAATGCACGGCGTGTTTGTCTATGTATTCAAATAGTTTAGGCTGGTCTACATCTATGACATTACGAAATACTACGACTCCTGCCCCATAGTCGTGTACCTCTAAACCTCCGATGTGTTCACAGTCTGCTTCGGAGACGTAAGGGATCGGTGTTCTGCATCCGGGGTATTTTCTAACTAAGGACATGTGCAGACTTTAGCAGATCAGGATACTCGTTTTATGACGGTCGTTCCATCATCGGTGACGAGATGAAATACCAGCAAGTTGTCTTTGGTCAAAAGATGCCTGTTGATTCTAGTTGTGTAATGTTTATGTAGCGCTTGATGGTCGCCGTAGATTTGACCGTAGCATCCGCTGTCTGTAATGTGCATGATTCCATCGACGGCTAACATGGATAAGTAAGCGTCTACAAACTTCGTGGTAGTGCAAACCAAATCCTTCATGCGAAGGCGAATGTAGTCGAATGTTCCGGTATTGGTGCCATCTAGAATGTCTTGAACGTCCATGGTGGAATATTGTGTGTCGGAGTATGAGGACGCCGCACTTTGATTCAGGTAGAACTGCTCAAATGCATATAGCCCGTCGTTGTTGATCAGTGTGACATTTTTGGAGCGGTCGTTCATCTGCTCTAGCAGCCACGTTTCAGGCAACGTAATTGCCCACAAAGAGTTGGTGGCTTTGATGCATTCGCTAAACAATATGTTTCGCATTTCGGCTGACCAGACGTTCGCCTCCCAACCGGGAATATTGGTTTCAAGCATCGTCCACCAATGAAGTTCGGCGTCGTTGCTTGTGGCAATTGCCCGCCGGTCAGTATTCATGGCAGTGTGGTGTGCTGTTACGGCGTTGACGTAATCTGCGGTGGAGTCGCCCCACGCCTGATCGTGGGTAGATCCAAAGGTTGATAACGCCTTGGAGACTAGGTTAGTTTCAAACCATGCGTGAGCCATTAGGACACCCCTACGGCCAATTGACGCCAGTACCAATTGCGTCGCGCCAGTGTTGCTAGAAGGCCGTTATTGATTTTGTTGTAGTCGTGGGGAGCATAACTCTGTCCACTCACCGCGCCGCCATTTGGATCCAACCAGTAGTTCTCATTTATTTTGTTGAGAATGTCATCAATGGTTATGGTATTGATATCGGCCCAGTCCAAACCGAGAATGAACAATACTTTTGCTAGGTGCGATTCAATGAGTTCTAAATCGGCAGAAGCAGAGTATGAGTTACCGGGAGTGTTGCGGACAGTCATCGGTCAGTTTCCACGCGCATCGGCGTCGGGATCCAAACGACTACAAGTGAATACATTCGCGTCAGTTTTGTATTCCCAAACGGCTAGTTCTTGATTCCACTGAATGGGTTCGTTTTCTCGCCATTTACCAACAGGGCTAAATGAATCTGTTCCCTCCATAACGATGGGGTCGAACAGTAGCGTTTCTGTCATAAGGGTTTTACCAGCCTCTACGGCGAGTTCCTGCTGATTCTTCTCAGCCATGACTTAAGCCAGTGCGCCAAGCGCGGCCAGTTGAAGTCGCAGACATTCGTGGGCTTCGTAGAATGCGTCGTCTACGGCAACTGGATTGGTGTAAGAAGCGGTGACAGTCGTCGGATCTACGCCAAGCGTGTGACAGAGCACCTGTGAGGAATACTCTAAAAACTCTTTGGCTTCCGCTTTGGCTGCGGTCACCTGTTCAGCGGTGAGGGCCATTTGATTATCCTATTGCTGCTAGTTGGGCCTTGCAACTGATGATGCGTGTGTTCAGTGATTCGATGGTTCTCTCAGCAAGATACTCATTGCCGTCTACACTGTCTGCGGATTCAGCCGGAGCAGCATAATCTGCTGCTATATCGGCAATAACGAGTCCCATCATCGTGGCCTTATCGAAGAACTCAACTTCTAGTTCAAAAATGATGCGAGTCAGAATCGTAGTTTTTGTTGCATCAGGGATGACGTTCGTAAATTCCATGGATGTTCCTTTGTACTCGTTGGCGCGTTTCCACAATACTACACTACGAACTACTCCGGCAGTAGAAAACTGGCGAGATTTTGAAATAGTATAAGGTTCTCGTTTCAGCATATTCTGGTGGGGTAAACTATGGGAGCCTTAAAACGGCTGACATTATTGTCGAACAAATGAGGTTAGATATGGCAGAGTACAAAGATTTGGCTGAACGTACAGTTGCGACTTTTATTCAGGCCGCTATTGGTGCCATGGGCACTAATAGCGTTATGGATTTAGGCGTTGATAATTGGAAGATGATCCTGATGGCCGGTGTGTCAGCAGGTGTCGCAGTTATTAAGGGCTGGGCCGCAAGTAAGTTCGGTGATCGCTCACCGTCGATGATGTCCTAGATAACATCGAAAAGACATCCATTCTATAGATATCTGTATGGAATGGGAGGCTATGATACATAACGACTAGGTTCCGAATAGGGGGTTAAGCCGTTATGGGTGATAGTCTACAAAAACGTCTTGAGGGCGCTGCGGATCTAATCTCGCAAGCCTTAGAAGAGACGGGAACTGGGCAGGCAGTCAAGGACTCAGGCAATGCTGGTTTGATCGACAAGATCAAAGATAACATTGCTTATGTTCTTGGGCTGCCTGCCGCTTTTTCAGGTGCTTTTGGATTTCTTTGGCAATCATCTGGAGAAGAAGCAGCCCTTGATTATAAGGTTGGGTTGCTAGAAGAAGCAGTAGCAGAGTTGAGGGCTGAGAATGATCTTCTTGGTGGAGGAACTAAAAACTTTTCTTTAGACATGAGTGGGGCACCGGGCGGGTCCACAACTGTGATTGTTGTTGGAGTTTGTCTAGTCGTATTTATCGGTCTTCTCTTCTGGTACCAGAACAAACGCAAAAAGCGGTAACGCCATGCGACGGCTAACCGCAGCGTTACTCGCGGGTGCATTACTCGCTTCTGCTTGCTCCTCTGGCGGTCCCACGGAACCGGTTGATCTTTTTCCTAATGAGACAACCACAACGGTTCTTGGGGAAACTCTTCCTCAGGTGGCAGTTACAACTACCGCGCCCACACTGTCAGGCGAAGAGACTGCGCCAGTCGAAGAGATTGCGTTAGCCGACCATTCGTTGACGTTCCGGCCAGCATCAGATTCGTTCGCTTTTGAGAACTTTGGAGGGGGCACCGCGCCAGCCGATCTCACAGTGAACATGGCGCGTCGTCTCTACGGCGACGAGCAGACCTGCTCCACGGTGGTGGACAACAAATGCACCCCTTACCCGGTGATCCTCCAGTTGATCTCGCAGGCGAACCGGTCGATGCAGGGTGGATTGTGCGAAGGGCTTGCTGTCCTATCTCTGCGGCTCGCCAACAACCCAGCCACGTTGGCGTCATTCCAGAACGTCGATGAGGTCGCGGCGCTTGTCAAAGAAGACCCAGCGTTGCTGTCCGAACTCGCCTACTGGTATGTAACCCAGTTCGCTGTTGAGGTTCAGCAGGAAGCGGCCTCTTACCTTGAAATGCATCCAACACAGTTGGCTGAAGTCCTACTCAGAGACTTCGCTGCGGCGGAAGCGGGTGAACCATCAACCGGTTACACGGTCGGTATTTACTCACAGCAGGGCGGCCACGCCGTCACGCCTTACCGGGTTGAGGAGACCGCGAACGGTTACCGCATCTACATTTACGACTCGAACTGGCCTGCCGCTGAACGCTGGATTGACGTTGACAAAGACGGCTGGGTTTACGCCCTAGCAGCAACGAACCCCACTGAGGAAGCCTCAGCGTGGGGTGGCAGCACTGGGACGATGGAGTTGACCCCGATGCGGTCCCGCGCCGGGCCGTTCTCGTGTGGATTCTGCCCTGACGACTCTGGAACCAAATCAGGGACGCTTCTCACGGTTGCCTCTACTGGCGACAAGCAGATGGCCATCAAAATTGAAACGGAGGATGGTGACCGGCTGGGGTATTACGACGGTGGTTTTGTCAACGAGATTGAAGGGGCGACCTACCGGTACCTGATCTCTGGTCCCACTACCGCTGACCCGGTGCTGGTGTTCCTGCCGCCGGGTGTGGAGACGTTCAGTGCCGATGTTGAAGAGATAGATGTCCCCGCCCCAGAGGCTGTGATTTTAGGAGAAATCCCCAGCCCAGTTCCAGATGGTAATGGGGTGGAACCTCCAGAGCAGGAACAAGAGGAGCCTACCCAGAAGTTCTCTTTCCTGCTCCTCAACGACGAGAAGTCGGTTCAGGTTGAAGCAACCATCGTTGAAGAGGAACCGACGGAAGAGGTAGAGGCTTCTCTCATTGACTTCTCCGACGAGGGGGTGTCAATCGCAGAGGTACAGGACGCCACAGTCGCTATCACTATCGACGCTTTGAGTATCGGACTGGAACTGGACGAAGGCCAAACGATTGAAGTCGTCATCGCCCCCGAGCCTGTTCAGCAGCCCGGCCCTGTGGTCGAAGAAGCGCCACAGAGGCTGGATCTGTCGATCCAAGACGAGCAGGGAGAAGTTATCGCTGAGGTAGAGATCGACATGACTCTCTACTTGGTTGCTGAAGCACCGGAACCTGCCCCCACCCCGGAACCGGGTGTCCCCACATCGACCCTTCCGCCTGCCCCTGTTGTGGCCCCTGTCGTTATAGCGATTGTTTACGACGCTGACACCGGGGTTGTCGAACAGGAGGAAACGGTCGTAGAGGCGTGGGTGGCGAGTGACGCCGAGTACTACCAAGCAATCGTTGAAGACAACCTTGAAGAAGTCCTTGGTCAGTCCTACGTTGAAGAATTGGAAGAACGAGAAGAGTGGGTTGACGAAGACGAAGCCGAGGCTCGCGTATTCCTGTCGTCTGTTTTGGAAGAGGTAGATGACGATTACTGGGAAGACGAACATTGGGAAGAGACCTCCTACGACGAGGAGTGGTTTGAAGAGGAGTACGAGGAAGAAGTCTGGGAGGAAGTCCTTGACGCTGAGGACTGGTTTGAGGAGGGGGCCGACGAGTGGGCTGACAACTGGGCTGAAGAAGAAGAACTCCACATCCTTGAAGAAATGGGGTTGGAAGAGTGGAATGAAACTCTCATGGGTCCACCTCCGTCCGAGACCATGGGGTGGGAGGAGGAGGACTGGATTGCATTCGATGAGGAAATGGATGCCGTCTGGGAAGAGCAGATGGCGGACCCGGCGGCGTTTGAGGAGTCGCTGCTAGAAGAACTAGGTATCGAAGAATGGAACCCCGATTGGGGGCCGTCACCTAGCGAGTCGGTTGAGTGGACTGACGATGAATGGGACGACTACGACGAACAGTGGGCAGCCACCGAAGAGGCAAGAGTCCTTGAGCAAGAGGGCTTTGATGAGTGGCCTGAAGATTGGGGGCCGTCACCTACTGAAAGTGCGTTATGGGAAGAGAGCGATTGGATCGCCTACGACGAGGAACAGCAAGCACGCTGGGAGGAAGAGGAAGAGCCGTGGGAAGAAGAAGAGTCGTGGGAACTAGACACCCCAGAGGAATGGGAGG